TTACACATTTTACCAGTAAGAGATATACGATTTCGTTCTCTCACAGAACCACCCCAAATTTGTTTTGCCAATAATAAAGGAGTTTTATCATTTTGTGAAATTGACAAACGTATTCTTTCATTGTTGTTTTTATCATTGCTAATAGATCCTTCACCGCTACTAGATTCATACAAAATTATATGAATCCAGCCCCGTAAAGGAGCTTCTAAACCATATGTAGCTCCATGGTAAGAAGTAAATCGAGGCTAAAAAAATACACTTAAAATTATTCGGTTTAAGTATATAACTGGTATGCGATTAAAAAGTGAATTATACGAAAAGGAACAAAATGAAATAATCGATAAAATAATTAGGATTTTGGATTTGGAACATAAGAGTACATACACATTACATGAATTATACAATAACAAAGAGATCCAAAAACAAATAATGGACTTGATACCTGAAATACGAAAGTGGTTCTCGTTCAATGGAATTAAGGCAGTTGGAGAACCGAGTAAAATAAAAAGACCTTGGTTATCAATAATAAAGCATTTATTGAAAGCCAGATATAACATAGAAAGCAAGGATTTTCAATTCACCGAGAATGGAAAATATATTAGGACACATGTTTATAGGTTTGGTTTGATTGAGTAATTGATTATGTAGAATTTACTTATACTTGAATACAAAACCTTTACTACTCTTATTTTTTCCTGATAAAACGCTACCTATAGAGATGGCTGATGTAATACTATGTTCCTTTTTCAAATACTCCTTTGCATCAAATTGATAAGTAAATTTTTTTATAAATGTTCCATCGATTGTAAATACATCAAATGGTTTATTATGACCTTTTCCGTCTGCTATTTTTCGCATAAAATCTGGATTTTTTCCATAGTTCTTTCAATTCTTCGCTATGTTCTTCACCTTTCTCTGGGTGTTCCTTATTGTGTTTTAACTGCGAATCTATATTTTTTTGAATTGCAAGTGGATTTTGAAATAGGATTTTTAATCTTTCGCTATGTTCCCTTCCCTTATTTGGATTGTCTTGAAAACTCATTAGCATTCTTTCAGTATTCTCTTTGCCTTTCTCTGGGTGTTCCTTATTATATTTTAGTTGTGTTTCACGATTTCGCTCTATTTCTTCTGGGTCTTCAAATCGTTTCTTTTGGGTGTCACTAATTAGTTGTCTTGCCTCTTGATGGTCTAAATAATATTGTTTCTTTGTTTCACTAATTTTTTGCCTTTTCTCTTGACCGCCTTCGCCTTCATAAGGTTTAGCATGTGCTTCCTTAAAACTCTGTATTTCGTCTTCAGTACGATTGTCAAAATAGTTTTTCGCGGATTCGCTCATTTTTAGTTTGTCCTCATCTGTAAAAACATAACCATTTGTTCCCTCTCCACCATATGTCATATTATATCCTCATCTGTAAAAACATAACCATTTGTTCCCTCTCCACCATATGTCATATTATATCCTCTTCCGTTCATATAATATGAATTGTACTCATGAATGTATAAAATTTCAAGTTCACATAACTCTTCTATGAAATCTGCTGTATTAATTTCAATTAGTTCGAGGTTCTCAACCATATCATATTTTCTTATCGCATTATATAGACACTTGTTATCACCACTTTTTGCACATGAACGATGCCCTTTCGTTCGTTGTTCTATCGAAGTAGTCGTTAGACCGATATAATGTTTCCCATTGGGAAATACTATTTTGTAAATAGATCCACAAGACATGTTATGTATATAATATAAAAACATAATGTTTATACGATTTCAATTTTATTGATATGTTCGTTAAACTACTTAAAATAAAAACATTTAGTAATAGTATAAGGATGGAAGAAGAAGTAGATCCACCAACCGACTTTTTCAAAGGAATTAAGATTTCCTTGAAAAGTGTATTGAAACACACAGACATTAATTTACCGAAAATTACAAATGCTGTCATTAAGTGCAACAAAATCGTTATTCAAGTTCTTATGTTTATGAAACTATTCTTGTTAGACCATTACGAGAAGCACAATACATTACCAATCATAAATGACGAATTCATAAATTCGTGTATGAAAATTCTTTGTAACGAAAAGGCAACTGGAAGACCGCCAAAACAAGAAATTAAAGAACTCAAAGAAAAACTCACCGCTTTTTACAAGAGCGATTTTCAACCACTCATTCAAAACGAGAACTTGGATTATACGCATATGAATACAATTTTAGATTACCTTACAATTGACATTCTTACCATGTATGAGAACAACATTAAATTTCATTATGTAGAATATGTCGAACGATATGTAAATGTAGTTTGGAAAAAGAAATTTATCATAAGCAAAATAAGGAAAATGAATATTACACAAAAAGAAAAGGAAAGTCGAGTGAATAATTTATGTAGTCAGTTACGAAAAATCAAAACAGACTTATTGAATGTTACCGAAACAAACTACAAATCACATACAATGTATCATACATGGATTAATCAACACAAACAAAGCATCACACCTAACAAACCTACATACAAAAAGAATAACATTGTTTATGATTTGATGTGTAGTCCGTTTGATTACTTTCCTTGTATGATTGTTATGATGAAGCAAGTTGAAACTGAAGAACAAACAATCAGCAATGTGTTTCCTATGCGTATCGAAATAATACCAAAGCATATACGATTGGATACAACTACATTAGTACATTTACTTATGACGAAAAAACAGGGGATTAAGAGTGAATATTTAACCAAAGGGAACTTGAAACGAAATGAGGATAAAATCTGGGATTTCTTTTTTAGAACCGAACGAAAAATGTTTTATAAAAAATATTATGAATTTCATCACATGATAGAAACGGATGGGATTAGTTGCACCTTATTATTGTTACGGAAAGACTTGATTGGAAAACGACTACCGATGATGAAAAAGGGTTTATCAACTGAAGCATATATTGACGAACTACCAGATTACACTCAACTACGAAATAAGAAAATAGTTGGTGTCGATCCAGGGTTATGTGACTTGATTTATTGTGTGGATGCTGATAACAAAGAAGCAAATAAATTTATATATTCACAAGACCAACGAAGAAAGGAAACCAAGAAAAAGAAGTATTCAAAAATACAACTGGAATTAAAAAAGGAAAAGATAAAAGGAAAGACAATAATAGAATGGGAAACTGAATTATCGAAACTAAACAGGAAATCACTTGATATTACAAAATTCAAGGAATATATCCAAAAGAAGAGTGAAATTAATGGTTTGTTATTTCCATTTTATGAAAAATATATTTTCAGGAAACTACGATTACAAAGTTATAGAAATACTAAGAAAAGCGAACAGAAAATGTTGAATAATTTCAAACGCATTTTTGGTACTGAAAAAGAAGTTATAATATGTTTTGGAGATTACGAACAGAAACAACATATGAAATTCAAGGAAGCAACCAAAGGAAAAGGAATGCGAACTTTGTTTAGAAAGGCAGGGTTTCAAACATATTTGGTAGATGAGTTCAGGACATCGTGTAGATGTTCTAAATGTGAAGTAGGTATTTGTAAAAAGACAATGGTTAGGGAAACCCCAAAACCATTCAGGAGCGGTAATGTTTTAGTTCATGGACTGATTTGTTGTAACAACGGATGCGGTTATTGGAACAGAGATGTTAATGGTGCTACAAATATTTACAAGATTGCTTTTAATGCGGTAAATAACAAGGCACGACCGAGTTATTTATCAAGAAGCAAGAATACTTCAACTGGTTTAGACGAACCAGTAAAACCAAAATTTACATGCCTTGAAATAGGCAAACCTTGTTAATTTATTATTTCACCGAAAGGTGCGGTTTTAAATCTTCAAGGGTGTAAATAAAATAAACCTAATTAAAACATTGTATTCAAGAATACAAGAAATGTATTTTTGTATGTCAGAAATTATATGCAATAACTGTTCTGAGGTGATTCACGGTAAAGTATTACCAAAAGATGTTGCTGAAATTATTGCAAATATAAATTATAATAAAAATTACTTAGAATGTGAGATAGTATCCAGTGTATTAAAAGCTGATATTCCGCATAAATGCAATGTTGTTAGATGTCC